CCCCTTGAAGCACTTCCCCTTGCATGATTTTACGAACGCCTTGCTCACCGCTATTCCAGTATGTTTCGATCTTTTTTCTAGCTGCAAAATCTTTTACTGGTCTAAATTCTTTGGCTTTCTGATCAAGATCAAAAAGCATTCTTTTTCCGGAGTTTTTATCTAATCCCCCATACAGCATTTGAAAATGCGTAGCATATCGTTTTAGCGTAATCTCATTAGATCGAAGTGCTTTTACAAAATTACTATCAGTATTTAAGGCTTTAGTTTTTAATTCAATACGATGAGGAAGCTCACCTGTCTTTTTCATCATGACATAGTTATCAGGATTCTTTGCCCATTGAGATACTGCAGGAAAGTATTGTGCAGTAAGTCCATTAGCATTTCTGGCGAGAATATCCTCTGCGCTACTATCGGCTAGAAGATCCCTGGCCTCGAGTAATCCTATGCCAAGCTTCTTCGATATTCTTTCTGCCTCTGACCTGCGCATTAACCATTGAGAAGAACTTTCTCTAAATGTTGCATCCGATGCAGCATCAAGTACGCTTTTAGTATCTTGAGGCTTTGCAGATTCTGCAGGCTGATCTTTGTTTGTCAGTACATCATTAACGACATCATCCATTTCAGCGATGAAGTAGTCATCTACTACCGGAGCGTTAGACGGCTGCGCTTGTTGTGGCGCGACTTCATTGACAATGCTATCCAGATCAATATCAAAATCATCTCCGGCAACAAAAGCTCCGGGTGCTGAATCAGCTTGAGTGCTTGGCCTATCGAAGGGATTAGGAGAGATTACCTCTGCGCTATTCCATAGTTGCGCTCGATATGCTGCTCTTTTCTTTAGTGAATCTAGTTGAAACTTCTTACCTGTGGCCGCATCTGTAGTATTCACATACTCAAGAATAGCTTTGCCTACGCCTTCATCATCACCAGAATTTACTCTGTCGATGATTCCTTTCATGCCTGTGAGCCCTAAGTTATAGTGCATATCAATAAGAACGTCCTGCCTGTTTTGAGGAAGATCTTGTCTTTTGATGACTGAGCCTAGTTCTTGCTCTGCAGTCTGCATCCACTTTCTTAATCTAAGGTCGGCATCCTTTTTTGTTACAGGAGTGGCAGAGTCTTTTGTATCCCCGTACCCAACTGCATACTTACCTGTTTTTGCATCTAGGTAAGGCGTTGCACTAAACCCTTCGAATTCTTTAATCTTGTTAATGATTTGTTCTGAAGCTTTGATTCCCACAATTCCCCTCTATCTTTTAGCAAACGGTTTCTTAAGTGTGTCTTCTCCATGAAGCTCAATTAGTCTTAATAAAACTTTAGCTTCATCATCTTCGTTAAGTCTATCGCCGTAAGATTTTCTTATATAATTTAACCACGACGAGTGGACTTGTTTGCCGCCTAGAGGATCTAGTGTTTTGGCAACATCGGTAGACTTGGATTTAAAAAGCCCAAACACGCTGCTTTTTTCTGTAGTTATTAATCCGTCGCGATATAGCCTACCCATTACAGACTTTTTAATATCTGCAATGTCGTAGTTAGGATTAGTATCGCGAACTCGTTCATATTCTTTCATGGCAATAGTGGCTAGCTTTTCTCTTTTGCCTCTATCAAGACCGCGACTGAACTGATTTACTAGCCCACGAATCTCTCTAAAGTCACTGCCTCTTGCTTTGTATCTGCCGTTAGCATCTTTCTTTGCTAAATCAATTTTTAACTTTTCAAGCATAGTGTAATCTTCTGCACCAAGTTCAAGCTTGTAGGCTTTTAGATTAACCGCTTCAGCCTCTTCAGGAGTAGCATTTGATAGCTGATCTAGTAGCTGATCACGCACTTGCTGATTAGTTACAATACCTAAAGTACCTTTGCTTTTATTTACAGAGCTAATGAACTTAGTTCTTTTTTCATAATCTTTAATGTTGTTAAACTCAGAAGCGGAAGGCATATCCCCACGAGCTAGTCTTTCTGTAAGACGAGACATTGTGTCTAGGTCTGCTCTTTCACTTTGATCTTTTTCAATTTTAAATTGTGTTCTAATGACATCTCTAACGTCTTTATAGACTTTAGTGTTTGGCGCCAGTTTCCTGGCCATATTTTCTGCAGCGACAAGATCATCTCCTGTCTCTTGCATAATCATTGTAGCTAAATCAAGTGGCTCTCTTGTTGCTTGATCTTGCTCTGCTGATCTTAAAGCTTTATTGATTTTGTCGCGATCAGATGGAATCACTTTGTCGTTGTGATTCTGCATGATCTGAGATGCCACTGCCATGTTTCCGGCCTTAAGCTGCTGCTCTACCGAACGTCTGACAGTTTCTGAAATACCTTTTTGAACAACGTATTGCTCTACTTCTGGAGCGTTTCCATACTTTCGACGTGCCTTTTCTGACAGCGACTGTGCCACTTCTGCGAGTGCTTGGTTGGAAAATAGTTCCTGATCCCCTGAGCTCTCAATAGCAAAGTTCATCTTGTTGGAGAGTTGAACATCGAATGTCTTGTCTACAACTTGATTCACTTGTCCTGAGACATAAGGGACTTGGAATGCTCTAAACTTATTTATATTGCTATCTGCTTGAGCTTTTAATACTGGTTGAAATCTTGTTGGATATTTTTGAATTGTCTTTTCGTAATCCTCAGATAGCTTTCTTTCAAGCGCCTGAGATTTTTCAACCGCATCCATACCTTTAGATACGGCAAGTTCGCCTTGGTATTTAATTCTGATTTCTTCTTGTTCGTTATCAGCATTGGCTTGGGCTAATTTTAACTGCTGTTCATCGACTTGCTGAACTCGTTTAATTAATGGATCTACATTTATCTGTGGTGCTTGAGCGCCCTGAAATCTTACAGATGCCTGAGGTTGAAGTCTGCTCGGTCTTAATAAGTCTTGCGGTGATCTTAGTCCCATTATAATGTCCCTATGCCACTTGCGCCAAAGTTAATAGCTGATCCAATGATCGCCGACTGTCTTGCAATTCCTGCATTTCTGATCTGATAGTCGTAGGCAACTTCTTCAAGTTTATATCCTAGTGCTTCTCTTACAGCGTTGATCTCTTCTCTCATTCCGTTAAATACTCCCATCGCTTCGTAGGATCCTTGTATTTTTTGAACTGCAGATCCGCTTACGTCTTGACCTTGTACGGCCATGGCAAGTAGTGCACTTTCGCCCGCTCTTCTTCCTTCTGATTGTGCCTCCATTTGCGCCTGACGTCCACGATAAAGCGCATCTGCAGCTTGATTTCTAGCTTGCATGATGTTTAATTGCGCCTGACCTGATGCAGCAGCATATGCAGCATTGGCATTAAAAACATCGGCAAAGAATTGAGCTCCTGCCTGTAAGAAGGCAAATTCCCTATTCTTAATACCTTGCTCTTCAATTACATCTGCGGTCGTTCTAGCTTCTCCTGTAGGCATAGATAGATCTGCGCCCGGGTCAAATACTGAAGGCGTTTTTTCTAGCGTTTCTTTTTGAATTCTTACTGTTTTGCTTGGTGAAGATGCAGGTGTTATTACGCCTTTAGTGGAGTCAGTTACGGGAGCGCCCGTATCGACGTTTATAGATCCGCCGCCCATGGATATTTGTTTTCCGCTTTTAGTAACTCCTGTCACCATATTTTTTACAGAGTCTACGCCCGTAACGGTAACATATTCTTCTCTTTGAAAAGGGTCAGCAATTCGCCGCCCCACCATACTGCTTAGATCCATTGGGTTTGTACTGCTTCTGAGTCCCATATTAATCTCCTGCTATGCCTTTAGGATACACTGACAATATGGAAATAGGTGAAGGATCCACATGTTTAATTGTGACTCGTCCTGGCTCATTCCATTCTGTCGGTATGTGAACTACGATATGTCCGTTAAAGTTTTTGGTTTGATTATTAAGTGACTCATCTTCTCGGGTAGTAATCGGAGTCATGTTTTCTAGTGTTTGCTCTGGTATTCCTGCGAATCCGCCACGAGTTTCCATAAGCCCCAGGCCAACAGCATTGATAAGCTTCTTGGCATCTGTGACTGTTCTTTCGCCACCTGCCTCGAGGTCGAGTGTTTCAAACTCACATTCGTATGAATCCCCTACATAGCCATAACATACGTAGTCTGGGAATTCTATTGTCGCTGTTTGATCTAGCGCATTTATGCTTGCTGTAATGATAGGCATGTTTGAATTAAGAGGCGAGGATAGTATCTCTCCATCCGCGAATACAGATAGAGGGTAGTTCTCTTGGCCATTTGCTAGAATATAAACGCTTTCAAACGTCAATGACTTGAACGCTGGAAGCCATCTTGTAGTTCTTCTCTTTTTCTCAATAGATGAAATACTTTGAGACATCGCATCCTGAAGTAGCTCTGGGACATTGCTTTCAAAGTATGCAAAATTCTTAACAGGGAAATCTGGATTTCCTGTCGGTTCTGATGGGGTGTCTGTAACCACTGCTCTAATTGTTTGAGTAATTCCATTAACATCATAGAAGAAATGAATTCGACTTCCGCCATACAATATTGGAGTATCTGCCTGATTCCAATGAAGCTCTACAATACTTCCGGCATTATAGTCAGTAATGTTCTTAATATTTACTCTATAGTCGTTGTAGTATGCTTCTTGAAAACCGCGCTTTAAATACCCTAAAGATCCATGCTCTGAAAGCGTAGTGCCGAATCTTGTAGCACAATCGGCGTAGTGTTCGCCTTCTCTGAACTTGTCTTCTCTTGGATTAATTCTTTCTAATGTGCGCACTCCATTTCTGATGATGTAGCACATGAGAACGTCGTAGAATACTTCATCTGATGACGTAACATTTTTTCTGTATGTCTTTTTGCTTTTACCTCGAAATATGCTCTCAACATAGCCATTAGTTTCTATAAGTGAAAAGCCATGAGTTCCATCTTCAAATACTGTTATCTGAACTAGCTTCCCGTCTTTTCTTAATAAGTATGCTGTATCCTCATTTCCAGAAAGAACTTCTAGCTGAGATATGTTTTCTAAAAGAAAGTGATCTGAAAATGTTGTTGCTTCAGATACTCTTAGGTTGCCGTCATCGCCAAATATGATGAACATTAGTTTAGTGTGCGAGCTATTTATAAAATAGCCTCGTGTTCCGGCCATCTTTGGTTGTACTGTTTTTGAGCAGCCTTCTTCAGATATTAGTAGTGGGTTTACTGTGGATGGCGTCAATGCTCCTTGCTCCCCACCTCTAATGGCATATACGCCTCTTTCAGTAAACGCTATTAATCTTTCCATTGGAAGCATTGCCACAACAGGAGATCCGTCGGTAATAGGAATGCTAAATTGAAATGCGCCATTGTTTGTGTAGATTAAAGGAGAGGAGAATTGCAAAGGTGCTCCGAGTTTTGAAACTAAAATATCTCCTGATTTAATCGTTGGAGTAATGTTTGGTTTAGGCGCAGCTATTGCTCTTTGCTGATAATAACAAAAATAGTTAATACCCTTAAGAGGCTCAAATCCTTGAGGAAAAAATGAAATATCTGTTGGAGATGTTTGTGTTGCGTCCTCTGCCCCATAGTCTGAAAACTCAATAACATTTACAGTTATGGATGCTGAGATCGGTATTACCCCTGCAAGTTTAAAAAATGGTACTGATGTCGAGTCTTTTGTTGCTGCTCGATATATGTTTATTTTTTTATATCCTGTAGGAGGACTTGAAAAAGCTATCTGCAAATCGTTCCTTAAAGTTGAATTAGGCAAAAATATTGCATCGGCTCTCTTAAGAAAAACCTCTACGTCGTCTAGGTCTATGCCTGTTATTAAATATGAGCCTGATATTTTAGGTGCAGTTTGCCATTCATATAGTACGGCCGTAACAGTTACAAAATCAAAACTGGATCCAAAAGGAAGTATTTGTGTAAATTGATCATTTTTAATTACGAGATTTCTTTCTGATGTATCCTCTGACCCAACTTCACCCTCGAGGTCTAAAACCTGTCTTCGTATGGTTGATGAGGGGGATACAAACAATCCACTTTTAGTGGGCGTCAAAAGTACATCTTTTGGTGACGGATCTAGTATATCAAATCGAATTTCTTCCGATCCGGGAACAAATATTTTTTCTGATGAATTTACTAAAAACCCATACTCGTATCTTTCGTTGACGGGATTGTATAGCTTGCCATACTCGTAGGTTTTCCATGTAAGAGTTTCTGAATCCCATACTGTAAAACCTTTAACCCCAGGTTCTCCTCCGGTGTCAGGTATATCTTGCTGAAACTCTGACTTTGCCACAAACTCTAGCCCTGGCCGATTGCTTACGCCACCTGCACGTCGAACGTACATGTTTTTAAGCTTTGATAGTCCTGAGCTATACGATACAGCATCCGATCTAAATCGAAGCGATGGGGATACTTCACCAAATTGGAACGACGTTTGTTTTCCTGATGCCATAGCTATTTATGCCTAGCTCGAATAAACGGACTAAGCGAATCCTCCATCTGTGGTTGTCTGCCTAGATCGTCTGCAATTCCCATCGATATATCAATTCTAGCATCTGCGTTTATCGTGTCTCTAACCTTTCCAAAGTTATTGGTAATTAATGAAGGTGCAATGTCCATCGATAGCTGTGCCGCCAATGCTCTTCCGAAGTGGTTAGGCATGGAGATATTATCTGGAATTTTTACTGTATATTTTGCATGTGCATCTGGAGTATTGCTGTAGATCAATTGACCGCTAGAGGAATAGACTTGATGCCATTTCTCTTTCTCGTCATTGTACTGATTTCTATTAGCGAAGAAACCTTCTCTTGCAATCTCTCTAATTACTAAAGCATCTGAAGGTACTACATACGAATACTTATACATCGGAGTAGGATCTTCTTGCTGAAGTACTAAAGGAAGATACTTTGTTGCAAAATTCCAATCGTGCATCTCTAGCAGACTATCAAGCGCCATCCGAAAATGACGCCTAATTATTTTAGCTTGTTGTGAATTTTCTGTTTCAAGATCAACGACTGATAGGGATACGCCTAGACGTCCAAGAGCAAGATTAGCAATATCCGTTTTATAAAGCATATCTGCCCCTTACGATTAAACGAGATCGTCGACCTCTTGTTGCTTTTCAGCTTTTTTAGAAGCTTTCTTTGCAGGCTTGTACTCTTCTGGAGTTTTAACCCATAATGGAAATCTACCATTGTTTAGCTTGCCTTCAAAGAGAAACTTCTCACCCTCGCGGATGACTCGTCCTTTGTAGTAGCCTGTTGCAATAGCTGTGACTTGAATTGATACTGATTCTTCTTTCGACATTGGAACTCCCTCATACAAAAAAGCCACGCTACGAGAGCGTGGCCGTTAGTCTTTATACTATTTTAATTACCCTTTGTAAGACTCGTCAACTGCTCCGACGATTCCTGCAGTAACTTTACCTGCAGAAGCCGGGCCGCCAACAACTTCAAAGAATACGCGGATAAAACGCTCTTTGATTTCGCCAGGAACTTTATCGATAGCTGAGATAAAGCCTGCTTTAAGATCAGAAAGAGGAACGTCTTGGCAAATCAAATCTTTTGGAGATGAAAAGCTAGAGTTATCGTCAGACTGAACTTTAAGCTTAAGAGCGGTTAAACCTGAGAAATCCTCAACAACTTGGATAAGAAGTGGGATATGAGCAGATTTAGGGAAGCTTCTTTTAAGCTGAGCCTTAGCGCCTGTGCCTGAGTTATAAGTAATGAATCCCGGTTCCCCGAGGTCATATACATTTTGAGATGCTGCAGAAGCAGTGATGGACTGAGCATCTGAGAGAAGTGATAGTTGATCGAGAATCATATTTACCTCTTTACTTTGTTATATTAAACAACCCTGTCTTCGCTGTTAAGAATCGCATCACACTCACGGATAGGAATGCCTCTGAACATAAGAACTTCTTTAGCATTCGGGCCGTACTTGTCGAAAGTAAGGAAAAGGTTATTTCCTTGCTCAAGACGAGCTTGGTAATCCAAGAATTTAACAAGAGTAGTGTTCATGTAGAAACATGTCTTACCCATGCTAGTTCTTCTGCCTTTATGAGCGTAGTACATTTCTGTCATAATATTAACAACGTTTGCACCTGTAGAAGCATTGATCTGAAGATCAGATACGTCGATGTTACAAGCACGAGCTAGGTATTGCCAGTTACGAACAGTTAAACCAAAGTGCATAGAGAACTCTTCGCGGTAAACCATATAACGGTCGCCGTTAGAATCTGTAGCAGGAATGATACCGCGATCTTTACGCTCAACACCTGCTTTATGACCTTTAGGGTAGATCAAGTGACAAGAGCGCTTGTCCCAAGTAATCAACCAGATTGAAGTGTTATCATTTCCTGTACCGCCACCATCGATAATTTGAGAACCGTTTTCAGCGCTCAAAGAATTGAAACGTGGAGAAAGCCCCATAGGCTTAGAAGGATCAACTGAAGAATCGTGGTAGAAAATAGCTGTTGCCATTTCTTGTGCCATTGCTTCAAGGTGATCTGCAGCCATCTCCATACGAACAGAAGCTTTCTCTTCTGCTTTTTCGAAGATGTCAACATAACGAGTATCAACTTCAGCAGCAGAGTTTACGAAGCCAGTAGTATCTTTTACTGTCTGCATATTCCCTTTACCTGCAGGGATACCTTTATAAAGACGACCCCAAGTAACTTCAGGAAGACCTGTTTTTACTGTAGTTTCGTGAGATAAACCGCGGTTACACTCGAAGGCAGGAGCATCTTCAAGAATTGGGTTTTGTGCTGCAAGAAGATTAACAACATCTGCAACGTCTTTGTTCTCTGGCATAACTGCCAAATCAAGTAGTGTAGGATACTGTGCATTTAGTAGAGCCATATTATTTTTCCTTTTAAAAGCATCTAATTGCCTTCGACTATTCTAGCATGATGCGAGATTAATTTAGAGTCAACAAATTTTTAGCACTATTTAAAAAATTCTGGGTACCAACTCTGCAATGTCTCACTGTTTTTTGCTGCAGGCGCTGAAGAAACTCCCTTGCCCGGCAAACTATCTGGAGCTATTGCGTCACCGATTCTCTTTAAAAATTTAGCTATTACGAGATTGTTTCCAACTTCCGGGGTGTTTAGTAGATTAATTAACTCAGGATCTCCAAACTCTTTTACTGCTCGGCTGATTGATGCAAAAGATTGCTCTTTCTTGTCGCCAATAAAATCCGGATCGTTTTCAATTTCTTTTCTCGCTTTCTCAATTCTATCTGAGTATTCTTTCTCTTTTTGTGCCACTGCCTTTTTAAAAGCAGAGTCTTTTAGATGTAGAAGTTTCTCTGCATCTTCTTTAGTAAGGTTTAATCTTGATGCTTCAGCAGCGATCTCATTAAGATCTTCTTCTGTAAGATTAGATCCTTCGAATAGGTTAAGTTCGTATTCTTCAAACTCGTCAGCAACAACATCAGTCGAAGGCTTTGCTTCTTCCTTTTTTGGTTCTGCACTTGCAGGTTGTGCAGATTGTGAAAGTGCTGTCGGCTCACTAGGCTTGGCTTCAGAAGATACCTTCGGATCCGCCTGAGATGGAGTCGATGCCCCCGATGATGTTGTCGATGGTGCTGACGTGCTTGGTGTTACTGTCTCTGTTGTTTCGCTCATAATCTATTTTCTCCTCAATGGCCCTGTCTTTTGCTTCCCTCATCATATCAAAGATACGATCCTCAG